ATGCGTTCCCCCACAAAGAACCTATAAAAGCAGAATTCAAAACCCGTATCGTTACAGACCGGTGAGACCTCCTTTAAGCTTCTTTGCCCGAAACATAGAAATCTTTTCAACCCTCAAACCCAACAAACATGTTGCTATTCAAGCACTATCTTTTTGGTAAGACTGGATTGGTACGACGTTACTATCAACGTCGTGTCTTTACGAAAACCATTCAAAAACACAAACAAACAAAAACACTAATCACCCGACGATTATTCCGAATCAAGAATAAAAATCGGTCCATTTACACAAACATTCATTTCATCAAGCGTATTGCGTCCGCTAGACGTCCAATATCTAATTTTGAAAGATGTGAGTATGTTAAACGAGTATCACCACAATCTTGGGAAGAACCAGGAGAAAATGAAGATATTACAGAAGAATTAACAGAAGACATGAATTTAGTATTTCCAGAACCAACACCAGAGGAACAACTCTCTATATTTGGAAAATTTAAACGTGCGTTTTTACGCCAGTTTGGAGGAATTATTCCTTACGTTTCTAAAGCTCGCACAATCGGCATAAGTGCTTTAGAATCGGCTATTTCAGTCTTTAAACAAATTTTTGATATTCTTTCTCCACTTGCAACAGGATCATTTTCAAACATTTTGAAACTCCTTAAAAATTTGATACAACAATTCACTGAACCAATAATGGCTTTTGTTCAACAACAACTTTCGAATTATTTGTCTATTGGAGCTACAGCAGCTTATGTGGTTATGGCAGTTATGCTTACCCTTGCTGCTGCTCTTCCTTCAGAGCAAATTTCTACTTATATGCGTTTCGTTCTTGCAGCTTTTGGATTGCTGGTAGGTTACTTCCGAAATCTTTATGGAGCTGCATTTGGCGCAACTATGAGTTATATTGTACTTAAATTCTCGAAGCAGGCTACTGTTCGGGTGGAAGTTACAAATCCAATTCGTCTTGAACCTCAAGCAGATATTGACGACTATATTTCAACGTCGAAAACTAAAGAAGATTTTAAACAACTTGCTTGTCAACTTCTTTCCTGCCTTTCATTGTGTACTCTTGCATCAGCCGGACTTAAAATGCCAACAGATCCAAAGTCCATAGACGACATGTTAAGACGTCATGCAGTGTTGGGTAGAGCTCACCAGACATGGGAGCTAATTATTGACAAATTTGGAGATCTTGTGGAAACATCGCTACAAATAGTCTCGAAATATTTATATAAACAAGAATACATTCCAAAGAATAAAGTACAAGAAGTAGAAGAACTCTATCGTGAAGTAATGATTCTTTGTACACTGAGAGGAAACCAACAAGTGGGTCGTGATCCAGGAACAGCTTTAAAAGTTGAAGCACTTTACATCCAAATGATGCTTCTTCGAAGAACTTATAGAGAAAATCGAAAAGTTATGCAAGTTTTAGATGAGGTATCAGGACCTCTCCTTGCTATGTACAAGCGAGTTCTCGAGAAAAATCCACACGCTCATACAATGCGGAAAGAACCAGTATGCATTGTTTTCCATGGTAAAACAGGAGTTGGAAAATCTTATTTAATGGCTCAACTCCAAATTGATCTTCTTAAAATTGTTGATAAATTTGATCCTACAAAGTCATTGGAAGCTCTTGTCTATTCTCGTTGTTTCGAACAAGAATATTGGGATGGATTTATGGGACAACCAATTGTTATATTTGATGACTTTGCCCAAGCCGTAGACTCTGTTACGAATCCAAATATTGAATTCTTTGAATTAATTCGTACAATTAACATCTTTCCGTATCAACCTCATTGTGCGGCTATTGGTGACAAAGCTAATAATCCATTCACTGCTGACTTTGTTGTTCTTACAACAAATGTAAAAGAACTACAAGCAAAATCTCTTTATTCAAATGATGCAATCAAACGCCGTATTCATTTAAATTATGAAGTGTCTTTAAGAGAAGAAGTAACGGAAAAGTATTGGAGTGATCTGCATCCAGTTATGGCCAAGAATCCATTTCTTTATCGTTCCGAGAACGAAGAACACACTGAACAATATTTGCATATCAATTATCCACCAATTCAAAAACATGTTCCACATACTCAAAGTCACCGTCTGAACGCAGATGCCCTTCGATTTTATCGAGAGGTAAATGGACTTCCTTCTACAGATATTTCGCATTATGCGTTTTCTGATGGATTGAAGGTTATGACTTATGTCGAAATGCTTTCTGAAATTGCGGACCAAACTCGAAAACACCAAGAGTCCTTTGATCAAAGACAGGAAATTGCAAATACAGTAAAAGACCTTCCGTTGCCACAAAAAGTGTGGTCAAAAGGATCTCGTTGGACACCACAGGCTGAGGATACTCATGTAGGCCGTGTGGAACACGAATATAAAATGTCATTGAAACTCTTTTTGAAACAAACACCAAAAATGAGAGTTCAATTAGCACAAGCAGGCATTCTCATAATGCAGTACTGCAAAGATGATTACCATCCAATTCAATTTAAAACTCTAGCAGAGTTTAAAGTTTGGGCACGTGAAGAACATTACAACCCAGACACTGGTCTTGAATTGCCAGGAGAATTGCGTGCAAAGCTTCTCTTAGCAAGTAGTAAACGAGATAAGCGTGTGTTTGCTGAATTCGCTCAATACCACTTTGGAATTGATAAATACGCTGGAATATCAGAATATACGCAGGATATTTCTTTTTATAAGAAATGTTATCTTAACCTCTGGAAGAGATTTGAAATATTTCAGAAAAATGTTCATGGAAGTTTAATTGAACAAGATAATCCAGAGCGCTTTGGTGAAGTAAATTGGTTTAATGTTAAAAGATATCTTCTTATAGCTGGATTTGTAGCAACTTCGCTCTTTACCGGTTACCAAATGTATATGTGTTCTGGAGTGTGGTCGTCCAAGACTATTGTGAACCAACCACTTTTCTCCATCTTTTTACGTTATATCCAATTGACAGGTGTGGCTAACTTCTGTTCCATTCTTGGAATACCACAACTTGCAACATATGCCTTGACAACAGGACTCTTCTACGGAGTACTAATAAAAGATGCTCTAGCCCATACTACATATCATGATATACACAAAAATCAATCAGACACTTGTGTAAAATGCTTGGGATTCGCAAAGTGGAAACAAAACATTTACGGATCAGAAATGTGGAATGAATATGTACGTCAAATGGAAGCTGGAAAGTTAGAAAAACTCCAACCATCAGACGATGAAATTCGCGCAGCTTTGTTAGAGCGACAAGAAGAAAATCAAGAAGGACAACAACTTGAACATGGCAGTGCACCACGTGCAGAAATGATAAAAGTTGCACAAGACCTAGAACATGGTAGTGCAGCTCGACCAGAGATTACGGAGAGGAAAACAACCTTGGAAATGGATCCAGATATCCAAAAATTGTTTAAGATAAACCCTGAGTCAGGTAGATCAGGTCCTACAATTGAATCTCGATCGCAAGAACTCCAAGGTTTCTTTTCGGAACAAACGAGTGCGCTCGTGGATAAAGTTAGAGGAAACCAATGGCAATTTTGTATTGGAAATACAGAAGCTTATCTTACCATAGGCCATATTTTCATGCTCAAAGGACACGTTGGAGTGATTAATCATCATTTCTTAGAAAAAGCTTCTTTGTACATTGATCAAAACCCAAATGCAGACTTAGTTCTTTTTCGAAAACCTAATCAACCACCATCACACATGGTTCAGCTTAAAGTGTTCCTTTCTACAATAAAGCGAATCACGCGAGGTCAAGTTCTCACTGAGTTCTACACCTTTCGCGCACCAACAACCATGCCTCATGCAGGAGATATGTCTAAACATCTTGTGACAGCTTCTGACATTGGAAAACTTTCAAGAGGTACGCGAGTTATGCTTGCTACCTTCCAAAAGACACCCAGTGGACAATATGAGCGAACAATTCGAGAAGGATCTTTTGTTGAGACTTTTGTTGCTGAATTACCATCACTCAACGATCCAACTAAATTCCATCACTATCCTGAAACACTTCGTTACATGATGTCTTCACTCAAAGGCGATTGCGGATCACCATTGTTTATTTGCAATGATCAATTCGTAAGAAAACTAGTTGGTTTTCATATTGCAGGTGAGCCAGGCTTTGGTAGTAGCTCCGTCATTACAATAAACGACGTAGCTTCTTGCCTTCGCAATGAATGCTCTCTTGCTGAACCCAAACTAGTTCAACCCCAAAATGCTCCAGACTTTCCTCTAGTAGGAAGTTTTGAATATATTGGGATCGCAACACCACCTGCGAACCAGCCTTTGAAAACAAAAATTCAAAGATCTATGATTCACGGGATGATTGGCACAGTTGAGACTGCCCCAGCAGCTATGGCACCGGCGTTAAAACCGGATGGGCCCATGCTCAAGGCACTCTCAAAATATGCTAATCCATCTCCTTTACTCGACGAATCGATTATAGCTCACGCTGTGAAAGATTACGAAGACTTGATAAACACTTATCCACCTTTAGAAGTGGAAAAACGAGTGTTAACTGATGATGAAGCAGTAGAAGGAATATCAGGAAATGAATTCTTTCCATCTGTTAAACGAACAAAATCAGCTGGATGGCCTCACAGCTATCTGGTTCGAGGAAAAGGAAAAATTCCATGGCTTGGCACTGGAGCTGGTGATAAACCACCACTCTATGCTAAGTTAATGGAAGAGCTACACGAAATGGAGGATCAATGCCGTAAAGGTATAATCCCCGAAACATATTTCGTGGACACTCTCAAAGACGAAAAACGACCCATTGAAAAAGTGCAAGCAGGAAAAACTCGAGTCTTTTCAGCCTCGAGCTTACCATTTACCCTTCTTTGTAGAAAATACTTTGCGGGGTTTCTTGCTTTCATGATGAGAACGAAAATCGGAAATGAATGTGCAGTCGGTGTAAACGCAGTCGGAAAAGATTGGGAAAAAATTGTTCATCATTTGAAGAGATTTGGGGAGAAATCCTTAATTGGAGCTGATTTTGCTAATTTTGACGGCACAATCAACTTCTACATCTTTGTTCAAATCGTGGACATTATCAACCGATTTTATAACGACGGCGCACAAAACGCTCGCGTTCGGAAAATGATCTGGGAATGCATTTGCAAATCAGCCCATATTCTGGGTCCATTTGCTTATCGCTTAAATCATGGACAACCTAGTGGCAATCCAACAACTGCCATTACAAACTCAGTTTATAACAGCTTGAGTGTGCGTTACTGTTTCTATTACCGATTCTTAATCGAATTGGCGTGGAAAAATGCACCCATGTTCCGGAGAGTAATCCGTATGTTAGCGTATGGAGACGATCAACTTATTGCAGTTTCGAAAACAATTCAAGAACACTTCAATCCAATCATCCTGTCACGGCTATATGCTATGATAGGAATGACATACACTTCAGAGGATAAAGGTTCTCAAACATCTTTGTTTCGCGACTTTAACGAGGTAACTTTTCTAAAAAGGGCATTTGATTATGACCCTAACTTACATCATTGGTTTGCACCTCTCGATATACGATCTATACGAGAGTCATGCAATTGGGTGCGCAAGAGCACTTCGATCGAAAATGCAACGCTTGAAAACGTTGAGGATGCGCTTGTTGAACTTTACCAACATTCAGAGAGAACATTTGAAGAATACTCTGATAAATTCAAACAAGCAATTTCTCGCGTTAGCGAGTATCGCATAACACACTACGATTGGGACTTCGCAAGAAGACTAATCGCAGCCGATCGCGGATCTGAGCTTCACTCTACGGAGCGAGCTTGGGTCTGATACAAGGCTTACAGCCACTCAAACCCGTGGGGAATTGATACCATCGATAAACGTTTCCCACGTTAAACCAATGTGTAAACAAGAAAATTATATTGAACACCATACACAATACACAACACAAACAACACAAACATACAACACTTTGAATCATTTGGATTGGACATTACCACCTCAGAATTTTGACTTCCTCTACGCGAGAGCCTTGGAACAAGAAGTCTGGGAAGGTTATTTTACTCCTCAGATTCATCCAACTACGGAAGACTTCGACTGGAGTTTTTCGGACACATCAGACGAAACTCATTTTTACGAATCTGACGAAGAAGATTTTCCTCCAACGAGGATTCTTCATTCCGATATAGTAGTACAAGGTGACAATAATCTGACAATACAAAATCGAGGATTGACAATTCGACTTCGCAGAACTTCTGACGGAGACGTTGAGTTAATTCCCGACACACTTCACCATACAGACACAACACGTTTCGATTATGACTGAAGATCATCACCAGTCGGCCGTGGTCAATCCTGACCTCGCCTTGCTGGGAAACCAAACAGCAGAACGTATAGATGATATCGTCGCATTTCGCTCAACAGGTAAAACTGTTCATGCGACTTACGAACCAAATCCTAACAATGCCGCTGCTCTCAGAGCTGTGTTCCCTAAACAAGAATCCAGTCATGAAATCAGAGACTTTGCGGATCGCGACGTTCTCATTGAAAACATCAAATTTGACTCGAAATTAGAACCAGGTGAAGTAATGAAAACTTACGACATTATGGATATTATTCAAAATCATGCCAACTACAAATTCCTCCGCAACAAACTGGAGGGAATGTATGGCGTCACATTTGACTGCCAGTTAACGACTTTTGCAAATGCACAACCCTACGAACAAGGACTTTTCCAGATTGTTTTCGTTCCCTTTGAAGCAACTTCAGCTACAAACAACTTTTTGCGTCTCCATTATTCTCGAACAGAGGAGAAAGAGAACACGCTCCCCTTTACAACGGGGTGTCCAGTTGCTGAACATCAACTTCCATCACAGACCGAAGTCAGCTTGAAAGTACCTTACGTTGGGCCTTCACCATTTATAAATCTCACTAACATCAAAAATGCTGATTTTGGAGCATTTTACCTACAATGCATCTGTCCACTTGATTCCGCAACGACAGCTCCTGAATTGGACGTTAGTGTGCTCATGAGGGTTTCTAACATCCAACCCTATGGCGCAACACCAGCAACCTTTCAAGGACCTAGTGCGGTTCGAATGGACCCGCAAGGCTTAGAAAGCGTTGTTGGAGAAATTTCCAAAACAGTACAACCAGGTAATATTATCAATTCGGTAATTTCATCAGCAACTCCGTTGCTTAAGACAGGCATTAATACCGCCCTTGCTTCTTCTCCAATGGCCCTAATGGGACTATCAAAACCAATAATACCAATCACACCATCTCGGGTATTTCTGAATCCATACGAATCAACCGCTTTGAATGATACAGGTTCTTCTGTTATCAAACTTGCTATGTGCAAGGATCAGAGCGTGCGAATTGATCAGCTGGGTATCGACAAGAAAGATGAAATGGACATCAATTATTTCATCTCACGACCAACATATTTGAAACAGTTTACATGGAAAGATTCAGACGCACCGTTGACTGAACTACGGCGCTTCATGGCTGAACCAAACTGTCAATTATTTGAACCAGTTTCAGCTAGAACATTTCCAACTCGTTTTAGATATGCTTCCAATTTCTTTGCCGCTTGGCGAGGAACCACCCGATTTAGGTTTAAAATCGTTTGCACACAATACCATATTGGGCGTTTGCGATTTGTTTACGTCACAGGTGGAGACCCTGAAATTAAAGCTCATACAACTGAGCCACGTCTCCCTTTGGCATACACATTTTTCGTCGACATCCATGGTCCAACTGAATTCAGTCTTGATTGTGGTTATTATGCTTCCACATTGTGGCGAGCATTACCCCACTTCTTCAACCCTGTAACAACTGCCGCTAATATTCCCGGCTACGAGAATCCTGCTGGCACTGACAATGTCAATCAGCTTTTCGTTTTGGTTGAAAAACCTCTGCGAACGAACGAAGTCGTGGCAAGCAAGTCTATTCAAATTGTCGTATTTCAATCAGGTTGCGACGATGTGCAGTTTGCTGCACCGTGCGCAACTATGAATCCAGCAAAATATGTGCCTCCTAAAACAACGAGGAGCAGCTTTGACTGGATAGACGACGATGAACCTGTAATTCGAGTTGAACCACAAGGTATCGACGATCAACCAGTTCACAACATGGTCGGTTCTGCCACTGTGCAAGTTCCCGATAACTTTACTCCGCAGGTTACTGTGGGGGAGAGAATCGATAACTTCCGAGCTATGTTGCGACGACACCAACCAACTGGACGAACGTGGATTATGAAGGAGAGGTCAACAGTTATGTTGCCCTTTTGTTTTCGTACACCTTACACCGAATATCAGAGTTACAATCTTTTTGAAGGACTCTTGCCGTGTTATAAATTCTTTCGCGGCGGTTTGAGATATCAAATTCAAACACACGGACCTGGTTTTTCAATCCAAGTGCAACACGATCCACTTCCATCACAGTATCGATTAGACAATAATAGACTTGATCAATTTGTTTCACCATTAACACCGATGTTTCAAATGGGATCATCTCCTGCACCGCATGATAGTTTTACGTTTCCGTTTGCTGCGCATCAAGCGTATGCACCACACTTGCAAGGAGGGGCAACTTTTGAAGTACCCTATCAATCAATCTATGACAAGTGTCTCGTTGAATATATCACTGCACCAGTTGAAAGTCTTCAAGCCCAATATGACACTCATGTGACGAATGGTCGGGTTCCTATGGGAACTGAACTGATCAGTTTTTCATCAAACAACGAAGTGGATGTTGGAGCACTCGGTACTATTGTTAGTGTGCTTCGTGCCACTGCTGACGATTTTAACCTAGGGTACTGTCTTGGTGCCCCACCAACAAACTATAATGTTTTGAAATATCCAGCATATTATCTAAAAGCAGCATAGACAAGACACATCACAAAACACAACACAAACGAACCTTTTCGTGCCTAAAATTATGGGTTGCTCCACTGCGGTGGATGACAACTCGCTTGGGACGGACTGGTTCCAATACACAAGTTATATGGTAGCATGAACTCAAAAACACATGTTATCATCTACAGACTTAATCTGAAACACGCATAATGTGTTTCGCATATACACTCGAAAGTTTAGAACCTTTCATAAAATCCAAAAATATTTCTTTATCTCATCATCTTTGAGGTTCAAGGGCAGACTTAACTGACACTTGACCGGAGTTGCGCCGAATAGTTGCAACCTGCTGATGGCTTGGGAAACCATCAACTTGACCTCAAGCTTGACATGCCAATGTCATTCGTAGGGCTAAGCTGGTAATTTTTGCACTTTTATACCAGACCCCGTTGGGTCCAATAAGTGTAGGCA